TGCTCTTCTGGTTTGAAGAGTATTGCAATGACGAGGGCATCAGCGGCTTCGAATTCGTGGAACTCTCTCCCAAAGGCCAGAAAAAGAACAACCGCATCAAGCGCGGCCTTGTCAAGCTGCTCGCTGGCGAGATTCTCCTCCACCCAAACATCCGCTCACTGGTAATCTCTCAGATCATTGACTGGAACCCCGCAAAGACAAACAACTCCGACGACATTATCGACCCAATTGGTTATGTCGAGGAGCTTCTCCGGGATCACCAGGACGCGATCATCCGCAATGACTTCTGGCAGCTTGCCCAAGAGGCCACTGCGAGTGCAGCCCACACAACCGATCTGCAACTAGCCTTCTGAGACCAATCATGGCCACCTCTTCTCCGCTGATCCAATCCCTGAACATCACGCAGCGCACGGAGTTTCTCCGTTACGCCAAGCGATTCGCAGAATCCTGCACCGAGCTCGGCACGTTTCGCCAACTCCTGGAACATCGCGACCGCGCCTACCAGATGCAGCTGGATCAGACCGCAGAACATGTGCGCCAGGTCAAGCAGGCTCTGCAGAATCCGAGCAGTGCGCGGCGCAAAGTGGCAGACCTGAACGTGCCCATCGTGATGCCGCAGATCGAGTCCGCTGTGGCCTACCAAGCTGGCGTCTATCTGACCAGCTACCCGATCTTCGGTGTGGTTTCCAATCCGCAGAACATGGACGCCGCGATGCAGTTTGAAACTGTCATTGCCGCACACGCCATCAAGTATGGCTGGACTCGCGAACTCATCAAGTCTTTCCGCAACGGCTTCAAGTACAACTTCGGGCCGACGCTGGTTCGCTGGCAGAAGACCAAGGGCCTGACCGTTGCCACGAGCACTGAGAATGCCACGGCTGGCATGGGCGTCCTGCAACAGCAGACTCAGCAAGGCAACGTGCTCAAGTCGCTGGATCCGTACAACTGCTTCATGGACATGATGGTTGAGCCTGCCCGCCACCATGAGGAAGGCACTGCATTCGGCTGGAACGAACTCCAGAATCGCATGCAGTTCAAGCGTTTCGTCAACAGCCTGGATCCGCTGCGCACCACCAATCTCAAGGAAGCGTTCGAGTGCGGATTCGATGGGAGCGTCGGTGACAACCAATCCCCCTTCCACTACTTCATCCCGACTGTCAACGTCGCCTTCAACCAATCTGCCATCGTCAACGGCACGAACTGGCTACAGTACGTCGGACTGCAGAACTCCCAGGGCCCGAATCGGATCAATTACCGGGACCGCTATCTCGTTACGCACTTCATCTGTCGTGCGCTCCCGTCCGACTTTGGTCGTCAGGGCAACACGCCCACCATCTTCTACGGCATCATCGTCAACTGGAAACACGTCATCTACGTGGAAGAAGTGGTGTCTGCGGATGACTATCTGCCTGTCTTTATCCTGCAGCCCAATGAAGATGGCCTCGGCTATCAAACCCAATCCATGCTGGACACAGCGCTTCCGTTCCAGGACATGTCGAGTGCCCTCTGGAACATTAGCCTGGAATCCAAGCGGCGACTGGTTTTTGATCGGCTCATTTACAACGAGCGGTATATCAACAAGGCGGATATCGACCCCGCAAGCTCTGTTGCTCGCATTCCGCTGAGGAACGCATCGCAGTTCAAGGGCGAAGATATCGGCAAGGCGGTCTACCAGATCCCCTACCGCGAGGACAACTCCAGCAGCAACATCCAAATGTCTGAGATGATCTCTCAGATGGCAGACGTCGCAGCTGGGCAGAACAAGGTCGATCGTGGTCAGTTCCAGAAGGGCAACAAGACCAAGACGGAATTCGAGACCACGATGGCAGGCAGCAACGCCCGTCAGCAGCTGACTTCGCAATCCATCGAGGCCAGCTTCATGACTCCGCTCAAGGAGCAGATCAAGACCAACATCCTGCTGAACCAGTCGCCTGAAAAGATGATGAATCGGGACACGCGGCGGGAAGTCCAGATCGACCCTGTTGCGATGCGCAAGCAGATGCTGGAGTTCAAGCTCACCGACGGCCTGCTCCCCGCCGACAAGCTCCTGAATCCGGAACTGCTGATGGTCTTCCTGCAGACTGCACAGGCGATGCCAACAGTGATGAGCGAGTACGACGTCATGGGCATGTTCCTGTATTGGGCCAAGCTCAAGGGCGCCTACTGGCTGGAAGACTTCAAGCGCAACCCGGAACAGCAGCAGCAGTTCATCCAGACTCTGCAACAGACGAGCATGGCGCAGAATGCCACGCCGCCGGAACCTGCCCTTCCCGCCGCCTAAACAGGAGTTTTCATGCGACTCGCAACTGCCAACCGCTTCCAGAAATTCGAGTTCACGCCAGAAGAGCTTCAGGAGGCTGTCAAAGTCTCCCCGCTGTTCTTCGCCTACCTCCAGACCAAGATCGCAGAATACGCAGACGCTGTGGTGGAATTCTCCTACAAGCCCAGCGAACCTGAGAAGACTGCGATCATCAAACATGAGAGACTCAAGGCTCAAGTCGAGATTCTTGAGGAACTCATGAGCGAACTCACCCCTCCCAGTGAGTACGTTTCCACCGCAGGCTGAGTCCTGCATCCACCTCGTTCCCTCTCTTTCCAACGGAGTTCATCATGGCCTTCCTTTCTGGCATCTTCGGCAACAACGCTCAACAGCAGCAAGCTCCTCAGCAGCAGATGCAGCGTCCGCAGCAACAGCAGAATCCGCAAGCTGCTCCTGGCGCTGGCGGCCCCGCATCCACGCAGGCGCAGAGCGGCCCTGCCAACTCGCAATTCACGCAACAGAGCGGCCAGCAGGGCGCTCCGGGTCAGCAGCAGCAGAATCCGCTCGACAACTTCATGAATCTGCTGACTCCCAAGCAGCAACAAGGTCAGCAACAGCAGACGCCGCAGGGCATCTTCGGCGATGTGCCCGCTGACCAGATCCAGGCGCAGATCAAGCAGGCCAACTTCGTCAACGGCCTCGATCAAGCCAAGGTGCAGCAGGCACTGAGCGGTGACGCCAATGCGTTCATGGAAGTCCTGAACAGTGTCGCGCAGAACGCTTTCGCTGCCAACATGAACCTGACGCGCGGCATGGTGGAACACGGCGTGACCACCGGCACCAAGCGACTGGAGGGCTCGCTGGATTCCCACTTCCGAAACTACCAGCTCAAGCAGCAAACTCCTTCCACTGACAACGCAGCGCTCCAGCATCCTGTTGGCAAGGCCTTCCTGGGCTCGATCAGCCAGCAGATCGCCAACGCCAATCCGCAGATGAGCGCTGCAGAGGTCGCGAAGGCTGCTGAGCAGAACTTCCTCGAATTCGCCAAAATGCTTGCCCCTCAACAGCAACCCGATTCCCAAGGTCAGCAGCAGAAGCCGCAAACCGACTGGCTGCAGTACCTGAACGACTGATTTCCTGATCTTCAACCTCTCCTCAACTTTTCGGAGATTTCATCATGGCTGTGGGCCTCCTCTCTTCCGCCAACTTGCCGACCGATCTGGCCGCCAAGTCCTTCGCTGCGATGCTGACCCGGCTGATGCCGAACGGCACCGCGCCTCTGTTCGGTCTGACGTCCCTGCTCAAGGACGAAACTGCGACCGCCATCGAGCACGGCTACTACACGAAGACGATGATCTTCCCGTCGATGACGCTGACTGCGGCAGTCGCCGATGGCGTGGCAACCACGTTCACCGTGGGTTCCACCGCCGACGTCGTGCCGGGTGACACCTTCCGCGCCGACTCGACTGGTGAGATCGTCATCGTGAACACCGTTCCGAGCGGCACCAGCGTCACCGTGACTCGCGGCGTCGGCACGACCGCTGCTGCTGCCATCGCCAACGGCGTGGTCCTGTACCACATCGGCAACGCGTTCGAGCAAGGTTCGGTGCGTCCGTCGGCGTCCGCGCTGGTGGCAACGCGCTACGTGAACTACACCCAGATCTTCCGCAACTCGTGGGCCGTCACCAAGACGCTCGCTGCGCTGCCGCTGATCGCCGGTGATGGTGCCGTCGCCGAATCGCGCCGTGACT